GGTTCTTATCATACAGTATTTGTGGATAAAAACGGTAATGTTTATTCGTGTGGGTTTAACATCCTTGGTCAATTAGGTAATGGAACAGCTGGATGGACTACACAAGAGGAATCGCCTGTAAGTGTTGTGTTTTAATAACATCGTATTATGATTTTTCATAGGAAACACAAATGATCAATGACGTCAATCAGATGTGTAAAAAATAAATAAATACTATCATCTACCATAAAAAGTTGTCAAAGGTTTGTTAATAGTGTACGTATTTAAAGTCAAACCAATTTAAAGGAAATTTTTATCATTTATCTTTTCTTCAATTTCTTTTTTGAATTGTCTGAGTTCTTCTAATTCTTTGTTTATTTCTTTGATCGCTTCTGCGAAAACAGGAGCAAGTCTTTCATAAGAAATTGTTAAGTAGTTTTTTCCAGATTTTGATTTGATATCGCCGTTTTCGCAAGTTATTCTATCAAATGGTGCAAGTGATATTAATTCAGGAAGAATATTTTGAACTTCTTGTGCAGAAAGCCCAACTTCTTTTTTCGTATGAGTATATCCAAACGATTTTGCGATATCATTGGGTTCATAATAAAATCCGTTTAACTGATCTATCATTTTCAATGGATTTTCAATTTTTGAAATAAAGGTCTTCAACCTATTATCAGAAAAGTATGCTGTAATATTTCCACTTGCGGTGATATCTCCTGCAAAAAACCCTTCACCCTCTACATGTAATTTATACTCTGGAGACATAGTTCCAATACCAACATTCCCATCGTTGTAATATATCAAATTTGAACTAGATGTGATGTTAGATGTCCACAGAGAACCTGTAATAAAATTGCAACTGTTGATGATTGTGTGAACTGTATTAGAAGTAGTGAAGTCGCCAATTGAAACATCTGTTAGATAATTACAACTGTTGATGATTGTGTGAACTGTATTCGAAGTGGTGAAGTCTCCAATTGAAACATCAGTTAGATAATTACAACTGTTGATGATTGTGTGAACTGTATTCGAAGTGGTGAAGTCGCCAATTGAAACATCAGTTAGATAATTGCAACTGTTAATGATTGTGAACTGTATTCGAAGTGGTGAAGTCGCCAATTGAAACATCAGTTAGATAATTGCAACTGTTGATGATTGCATGAACTGTATTCGAAGTAGTGAAGTCTCCAATTGAAACATTAGTTAGATAATTGCAACTATTGATGATTGCACGAACTGTATTCGAAGTGGTAAAGTCGCCAATTGAAACATCTGTTAGATAATTACAACTGTTGATGATTGTATGAACTGTATTCGAAGTGGTAAAGTCGCCAATTGAAACATCAGTTAGATAATTGCAACTGTTAATGATTGCATGAACTGTATTCGAAGTAGTGAAATCGCGAATTGAAACATCAGTTAGATAATTGCAACTGTTGATGATTGCACGAACTGTATTCGAAGTGGTAAAGTCGCCAATTGAAACATCAGTTAGATAATTACAACTGTTGATGATTGCATGAACTGTATTCGAAGTGGTGAAGTCGCCAATTGAAACATCAGTTAGATAATTACAACTGTTGATGATTGCATGAACTGTATTCGAAGTGGTGAAATCGCGAATTGAAACATCAGTTAGATAATTGCAACTGGTGAAGTCTCCAATTGAAACATCAGTTAGATAATTACAACTGTTGATGATTGCGTGAACTGTATTCGAAGTTGTAAAGTCATCAAAGGAAACTTCTGTTAGGTAATTGCAACTATTGATGATTGCGTGAACTGTATTCGAAGTGGTGAAATCGCCAATTGAAACATCAGTTAGATAATTGCAACTATTGATGATTGCGTGAACTGTATTCGAAGTTGTAAAGTCATCAAAGGAAACTTCTGTTAGGTAATTGCAACTGTTGATGATTTGATGTACGACATCATAAGTTGTAAAGTCTTCAAATGAAGCATATCTTAGGTAATTACAACTGTTGATGATTTGATGCACTACATTAGAAGTTGTAAAGTCATCAATTAGATCACTTGTTATTTCTCCAAAAGAGGTATCTGTAAGATAGTTGCAACTATCAACAATTTGACGCACTTGATTAGAAGTTGTAAAGTTATTTAATATTTTAGCTACATCTTTTAAATATGTTGCACCATTAAAAGTATTCGTTGTTGTGTTTCCATAATAATTATTCATTGTTTTAACCCTGGTTTCAAGACTATTTTCTATATAAAGTTTACCACTTCCGGCATTTGAATCAAGTACAAACTGTGTATCCAACGTATCCAACTCACTCATTATTATTCTAACAAGACATTTAAAAAAATCATTTATAACAAACATTTCAAATGTTGTATTTAGTCAATTTTTTCGAGGTTTTTGACAACATCATAATTCTTTTTGAATATATTCTTGTAATATGAATCTAAACCCTCTGTTGTGTTTAAATCCGAATTGATTTGTTCGTCATATAAAGAACGTGGAATATATTTTATAACTGTTTTTTGAGTTTTTTGTGCTACCAACAAGTTCATATAATAACCTTGAACAATCAAAACAGTACCTATGAATAAAATAAATATTGCGATGCTTTTCATCTTATAATATCTATATATAAAAATAACAACCCATTATATTCGTATAACGTATAAATCAATTATAATTTGAGATTAATTGATAATTTGATTTCTTTCTGTCCACGGGTCTATTTTGGAGAGATTATCAGCAAGTTCGGAAACATCGGATGTATCACCATTTGGTCGAGAAGAAATATTTGCATGTTTACGTTGTTCAAATACATCATCTTTACTATCCATATTTTCTTTGTACTTCTTCATGAGTGTATTAAGTTGTGATTCAGAATATTCTTGGTCATTAAGGTCATTTGGATTAGGAGACCAAGGACACCAACACCCAACTTGTGCAATGAAAATATCAAATTTGTTATCAATCTTCTTTAGGAATTCTGAACGATTCTTTGCTTCTTCTACAGAATCAAATGTTCCCCTTACTTTAATACCGCGAACAGTTGTTTGGAAGTTATTGTCTCTGTGGTAATCGGCTTCTATTTCCGAAGAATTTACAGATTTAAAGAATTTGTATTGTTCATTTAGTTCATTTAAATCTGAAAGATATTTATGATTGTTTTGGATACTATCAATCATGTCTTTTGATTCTGGAAATTTGCTCTTAATACCGTCAAAAAGAGTATTCATATCTTTCCCAAACTGTATCAAGAATTTGGAGAAATAATATGCTTCTTTATTTACAATAACATCTTCTGGGCTGATAAAAGAAAGAAGTACATAATTTTGACCTCTAATTTGCTTATCCTCATCTAAATAATCATGTTCTTTTGTAGAAACTGTTGTTGACATCTTTAATGTTAAATATTATACAATATAATCTTATATCATTTTATATGTAAATAAATCAATTTTGGTGGTACCGTTTTTAGAAAAAGGTTTTATCGAAAAGCAAAATAGTTTTTCATTTTTTATGTTGGTATAATAATAGATAAGGATAATATGGAATATTCTCTAGATGTATGGGATACTATCGCTAAATTGATTAAATATCTTCTTGAAGGGCTTGCTGTTGGTTTGGTAGCATGGGTTTTACCAAAATCAAAATTACAACCTTCTGAAATCCTTGTAATTGCTATATCTGCTGCTTGTGTATTTTCTATTCTTGACCTTCTGTCGCCTTCGTTTTCTCACGGAGCCAGATCGGGGGTTGGACTTGGTGCTGGTTTCCAATTAGTAGGATTCCCTATGCGATAAATTATAAGGAAGGAGATTGTAAGAATTCGTAATTTAATTCCATACAAATATTTTTCCAAATTTGGTCTTGAACATAAAGCTTTTCTCTGCTCTTTAACAAGGGAAAGTATTTGAGATATTCATTTAGACCAAGAATCTGAAAAAATTTGTATAATACGTAGCTATATGATAAGAAATTCTTGCGATCTTTTGGACAATGTTTTAAAAATGGTCCTTGAATATCTCTAAACATGTTAAATAATTTTTCTTCTAATTCCGGTGAAAATTGAGGAGTTGGAACACCATTTATTCGGTTGATGATGTAATTAATATGTTCGTAATATTTATTTATACGCAATCTCTTCAAAATTTCTCTCATTTTTGAATATGTTATGTTCTTGTTATCTGTAATTTTTTCTTTTTTTATTTCATTCAAAATCTTTTCAAAAACATCATTTGGTATATCAGTACTTTCTTTTCCTTGAACTTGATTACACCATTCTCTAAAATGATTGATTCTCTTGTAACTAAAATGTGAAGTATCCTTCGAATGTTGTTTTAGCAGTGGTCTATTTTGTTCTACTAGTAACAATTCCTGATATCCACACGATTCACATATCATTATTGCATCATATTGTAAACACACCAGAGGCGTTTGACAAACAGTACAAAGTTCTGTCTCTGTAATATCAACCTTTCTAACATGATTTTTGTTTGTAACTAACAGATATTCTTCAACTAAATCTGTCTTTTCGGTATTTGTATTATATATTGATTCTATTTTGTTTGATTCTTGTTTTTCGTTATGAATGTTATTCAAAGCATCTAAAATTGTTCTTTCTGGTTGTTTAATGGATACTTTCGAACTTGGGCGAATTTTTTTCCCCTTATTTACATTTGACTGTTTTTCAAGTAATTCATAATAATTGAACAATATATCACTAGTGTTATTATAATAATCTACTTCATTATATTTGGATACATTTTCTTTAATTAAGCTATTTATTCTAATTATTTCTTCGGAAATACTTATATTAGATGACCATAAAAAATTATATTTTTCATTGTCTTGAATTGAACCCGTTTTGAATAAATCCTCAATCATTGTTTTTAACATAGTTTGTGTATTTGTTAAAGACATAAGATATTCTTCATGATTATTCTTTTCTTCAGATTTACTGGAGAAAACTTTAATCATGTTGTTATGCATTACATCCAATGTAGAAATATCCTTTGAATTACTCTTGGAAACGATTCTTTTTTTTGATGTTTTTTCTTTAAACATATATTGAAATATATTATTCACATTCTTAAGTGATATATTTTTTTCTTCTATTATAGTATAAAGAATATAACATAAATGGGCGGTGGTCTTCTTCAGCTTGTCGCTTATGGTGCACAGGATGTTTATTTAACTGGCAATCCTCAAATAACCTTCTTCAAGGTTGTTTATCGTCGCCACACAAATTTTGCGATAGAATCTATTCAACAAACTTTCAACGGTAATGCTGGATACGGACAATCTGTTTCTGCTACAATCTCAAGAAATGGTGATTTAATTAACAGAACATATCTTCAAATTTCTGTTCCTAAACTTAAAGAGTATGTCTTCGGAAATGCTAACACACCTCGATATGTAAATTACCTTGGTCTTCGTTTAATCAAAGATGTAAGTGTTGAAATCGGTGGCCAACCAGTTGACAAACATTATTCTGATTGGATGTACATTTGGAACGAATTGTCTCTTCCTCTCGGAAAACGCAGTGGATATGAAATGATGGTTGGAGCAGATGGAGATGTTACAAGCAGTGCATTATCAAACAGTACTTTGTATGTTCCTCTTGAATTCTGGTTCTGTCGCAATGTTGGCCTCTCGCTTCCTTTAATTGCTCTCCAATATCATGAAGTCAAAATCAAAATTTCCTTTGAAAATATGAACAAATGTATTAAAAAAATTGGAACCGACACTACTGATTACAAATTTGCAGCAACCCTATGGGTCGATTATATCTTCTTAGATACCGACGAGAGAAGAAGATTTGCTCAACTTTCTCATGAATATTTGATTGAACAATTGCAATTTACTGGATCAGAATCTCTAGTAGTCGATTCGGGTAATCGTTTCAGACTTAATTTCAATCATCCTTGTAAAGAGTTGATATGGGTTGCTAGAAAACAATCAGATGGTCACCAATGGTATAACTATACCGATGCCGATACTCTGACATCTCCTATATATACTACAGGAGATGCAACATCTAATGTTGTTGATGCAATTTATCCAACCGGCGATAATCCAATTACAAGAACGAGCCTTCAATTGAATGGCAATGACAGATTCTCCGCAAGAGAAGGAGGATATTTCAATTATGTTCAGCCATATCAACATCATACTAATATCCCAACAAATAAGGGGATCAATGTTTACTCATTTGCATTGAAACCTGAAGAACATCAGCCATCAGGAACTCTTAATATGAGTCGTATTGACACTGCTGTATTAGCTTTGGATTCTTCCATAAATGGAAAAATAAATATTTATGCTGTCAATTACAATGTCCTCCGTATAATGTCAGGTATGGGAGGTGTTGCATACAGTAATTAAACAAATTCAAAATATTAAATTGCTTTTTTTTTCTTCTATTATAGTATAAAGAATATAACATAAATGGGCGGTGGTCTTCTTCAGCTTGTTGCTTATGGTGCACAGGATGTTTATTTAACTGGCAATCCTCAAATAACCTTTTTTAAGGTCGTTTACCGCAGACATACAAACTTTGCCATTGAAGCCATTGAACAAACCTTTAATGGCAATAACAATGCATTCAACTCGTCAGTCAGTGTACTTATAACTCGTAATGGTGATTTAATAAATAGAATATATTATACTGCTAAGATTAAAAATGATGCAACAAAAAATACAGAAACACCTTCAACCTCTACTAACGGTGTTGCTCTTGTTCCATATTTTGGCCAACGTTTAATGAAAACTATTGAGCTTGAGATAGGTGGTCAACGAATCGACAAACATTACTCAGAATGGCTTTATATCTGGAATGAATTGAGTATGACTATCGGGAAAAAAGAAGGATACCAGAAAATGGTTGGTGGTAATCCCGAGAATAAATGTACATTTCTAGCTCCCGGGGATACTTACGAAATTTATGTCCCCCTTGAATTCTGGTTCTGTCGCAATGTTGGTCTTGCTCTTCCTTTGATTGCTCTTCAATATCACGAAGTTAAAATTAACATTACTTATGCTTCTTCTTCTGAAATGGTTGATAAAAATGATATGAATTTTTGTGACAATGTTATGTCAGACGCAACTTCACCTACCACTTTGACTCTTGATAATTCTAAACTTGGTGGTACTTCTGCCAACTTACAACTTCTTGACGTAGGACTTTGGGTAGATTATATCTTCTTGGATACTGACGAAAGAAGAAGATTTGCTCAATTGTCCCACGAATATCTTATTGAACAATTACAATTTACAGGCACCGATACTATTACAGCCAGTTCTGATGAAAGTGCTATGAAAAGCATGAGAATGACATTTAATCATCCTTGTAAAGAATTGATTTGGGCAGTTAAATCTTCTCCATCTCATACGTATTGGAACAATTTCTCAACAAATTCAAGCAACTTTTACGAAATTGCAGAAAATCCTGTAAAAACTGCAAAAATCCAACTTAATGGCAATGACAGAATGACCGAAAGAAAAGGAACTTACTTCTCTCTTGTACAGCCATATCAGCATCACGAGACTACTCCCAACATTTACCATAACGGTATCAATGTCTATTCCTTTGCCCTCAAGCCCGAAGAGCACCAACCATCAGGAACTCTCAATATGTCCCGTATTGACACCGCTGTGTTGTCCATGTCGTCATCAATCTCTGGCAACGTGTATATCTTCGCTGTGAATTACAATGTCCTTCGTATCTTGTCTGGTATGGGTGGTCTTGCGTATTCTAACTAGATTATATAAATTAACTTATTTTTATCTTTTACTTTTGAAAATGAACGTATATAAAAATTTTGACATATATAACACTGTAGCATGGTGTCAACCATGGTCAATATCGTTGATATTATAGAAAAATTACAAAATTATCAAATACATACAACAACAAATTGCTTACAAGAATAAAAGAGGGTTTCACAGAAACAGAACAACAGTTATTTATATCATCGTTCTATTTGTATTTCAATTGTAAAAAGACGATTTTGTATCGATTATATGAATTATTTTTAATTGTGTATAGTGCAAATATCTTGTAAAGCGATTGTTCTAAAACAAAAATCCTCAAAATAATAAATTTGTAATGAGATACTAGGTTAGATGTTGAATATTCTTATTATAATAATGAATAAAAATACCCTCATATATGAAACAAATACTTTTCAAAAGTTTGATAAAATTTTTAAAAATTTCAGAAATGTTTCAGTTATTTTTCGATTATTCAATAGTGTTGATCTTGTAGATTTGTGTCAAAATGGTAAAGTAAATGGTATTATCATCGGAGGGTCTACATCAAGAATTTTAACAAAAACAGCATTAAAACTCCCTCAAAAGATATTTACATCAGGTATTCCAATATTAGGAATATGTTATGGATTTCAATTAATGATACAAAATATGTGTTCATCAACAGCAATAAGTACATTTCCAAATTCGAAAGAAAATAAAAGAAGAAAATATTTAACAATTGAACTGCCAAATTTTAAGGTTTCGCGAACACTATATTATTTTATTCACCACGACTACATTACTAAAATTCCAAAATCATGGAAAAAAGATATAGTCCATGGTGATGAAATATGGATGGCACATTATAAAAAGCACATTGGTATTCAATTCCATCCAGAAAAGTTCATCAAAACGGGAAAGATGTTTTTTGAGGAATGGATTAAATTCATATCGTAAACAAACATATGATTTCTCAAAAAATAATTTGTTATGTATAGAATATGACAAATTTAACTAGAATAATGGATTGGATAAATAAAAATAGCTTATTGTTATTATTAGGGTTGTTTATATTTATAATTATATTAAATATCTTGTATCAATATGGTACTAGATTTGAAAAAGTAATAACAGTTGATGAAAAATATACGTATGGAAAAGGATCAGGAAATTCACAGAGTGTAAGTGATAAAGAGAATAACATTTATTTTGTTAGAAATTCCATATATTATTTGCACTTTTCTAGCCTGGAGGTTTTTAATAGTCTTGATACAAATAAAAGATATAAGATAAATGGTTTTGGTGTAAGAGTTCCTGCATTGGGGCTTTACCCAATAATTATCAAGGCTGTTGAAGTATAAATAAAATTAATTTTTTGCAAGAAAACTAAGGGCTTAAGGAAAATAGTACATCACAATAGTTTTTTCAAAAATTATAAATAAGATTATAAAAATAAAAAATAAAGTTTGTGATGTACTATTTTCCTTAAGCTATTTATAATTTATCACAATATATAATTCTATGAAGAATGTTAATTATTATTAGTACATGATAGTGATATTGTTTGAAATCCTGATGTACTTGATATATGATAATAATTGTGAATATTGTGGTATATGTCCATATCAAATAAGTGTATCAAATATTCATCAGAACGATGAATTTGATTTGGAGCAACCATTGTACTCGAATGATTGTCATGCTCCTTTTCCTATCAACGAATTTTCCGGATAACAAAGTGTGTGTATAATGCTCAAAAACATATATTTTAGATGTATAGAAAACATTATGTATTATGTATATTCATTACCAGTATCGGTATTTCTTTTTGCATTGATCCAATATAATGAATTTTTGAAAGACGAAAAAAAGTATGATCTTTACACTGTTTCAAATGCAGCTGTTATGATTTTTATTTACATGATTGTAACAATTCTTATGTATATGATGATTGAAACTGATTACACAAGCTTCACAGATGTCCCAAAAAAACATAAAAAAACAAGTCATGATATGACAAATACAATTTCCAAAATATCAGAACAAGTTTATACAGGATTTAAACCGCCGCATTTATAAAACGATAAATATAAATGCATATAAAATAGAGTATTGTATTTTATTTAAAAGGATGAAATTAGAATTAAAAAAATTTGACCCCTCTAAAATTGCATCTGATTCAGTAGTTGTTTTTATTGGAAAACGTAATACAGGAAAGTCATACTGTATGAAAGATATTTTGAATCATAATCGTGATATACCTGTTGGAATTGTTATCAGTCCAACAGAAAGGGCAAACGGATATTTTGAGAAGTTCATTCCAAAGATGTTGATATATGACGAATGCGAAGATAACACATTAAAAAAATATCTTGATCGTCAAATTAGTATAACAACAGAAAGGAAAAAAGAACTAAAAAAATATGGTAGTTCACAAATAGACGCAAGGTCATTTTTGATTTTGGACGACTGTTTGTATGATAAAAGATGGATTAATAATATCAACATCCGGTCAATATTTATGAATGGTAGACATTACAAGATTTTCTTCTTGATAACGATGCAACATGCCCTTGGACTGCCTCCTGTTTTGAGAAATAATATTGATTATATATTTATATTCAGAAATAACATTTTGAAAGAAAAACAAAAAATATATGATAATTATGCTGGTATGTTTCCTTCTTTTGAAGCTTTTAATCAGGTTATGAACCAAACTACAGAAAATTTTGAGTGCCTCGTGATTGATAACAAAATACAGAGCAATAAACTAGAAGATCAGGTATTTTGGTATAAAGCAACAGAAAGCAACTTCAAAATGTGTAGTCAAGATTTATGGGATTTACAACAGATGGAAGAAGAACGACAAGAATTACATGGCGCAAATGAAGATGATTGCGAAGAACCATATAATGATGGGGTGTTTAAAAAAAAAAATAATTTTGTTATAAAGGTTAAAAAAGCTCCACATAACAGGTAAGCTTCATTTATAAATTTTCAGAAGTTCAACATATTCTTCAAAAATAGTACATCACAATTCTTTTTTTATTTTTTTATTATTTAATTTTCATTATTGTTTTCTGTTTCCGTATTTGTTTTTACATTTTTTGTATTTGCAATTACTTTCATAAGTTATAACGTTTTTTATAATTTTTTTCTCTATTGATTTCATGAATGTTTCGTATGATTTTTTATAATCGTGTATATATGATGGATCTGATAATAATTTATATGTTTTATATTCGTTATTGAACATTGTTATAGCATGTAATATATTTTTATATATTTTTCAAAAAAACGCTCTGTATTTATTTGATTTTTTGAAGGTAGAAGTATCCATTTCTACTATTTTCGTCTCCGGAATTGAATCATCTGATTCGCTATCATCATCTGGTTGAAATTGTGTTTGAAATTCTTCTTCTGATTCTTCGTTTGTATCTTCTGTAGTTCTGTGTTGTTTATCATCATCTTTATCATCATCTTTATCATCCGCTTTATCATCATCATCTTTATCATCCGCTTTATCATCATCTTTATCATCCGCTTTATAATCATCATCTTTATCATCATCATCTTTATCATCATCATCTTTATCATCATCATCTTTATCATCATCTTTATCATCATCATCTTTATCATCATCATCTTTATCATCATCTTTATCATCATCATCTTTATCATCATCATCTTTATCATCATTGTCGTCACCAACATATTGAATATATTGAGTATTTTCAGCTTTTTTGGTATTTTCTGTATAAGAATCTAAACCAACATTATCTTCGTCAATATATTCTTTGTTGCTTTCTCCAATTGAACAATTATTGTCTTGAATACAGATACTTTCTATTTTATCAATAAAATCTGCTTGATATGGCTCGTCTATTTCTTGCAATGACTCGTTTGTTTTTTCTATTTCATAACTTGGAATATTTTGCACATCTGAAGAATTGACATCAGACTTTATTTTCTTTTTCTTCAACTGTTTGTTTATCATTTTATGCAGTTGTTCAATTACATCCTTTGCATTAACATAGTCATTAATTGTCTTCGAAATAATTTTTTTAATATTGATTTCAATTATATTCATATTATTTTGAATTTCTACAGATTTCAATGTCTGAACAAACAGATATGCATGTTTCCAAGCAAACAAAGATGAATTAATAAGGCATTTATGAACAAAATCATTCACACTTGGTATATTATATTTGATATATTTTACCTTGTTTTGATACTCGTAGAATTTTACTCTAACACTAGTTTTAATATATATATCAATTATGTGTTGTAAATCAAAGTCTAGTTTTTCGGTTATATTGTTTGTCTCGATACCTATAATATGATTATTCCATTTGGGAATTTCTTCTAATTCTGTCTGAAATTGTTTTAAACCACCTTTTTTATAACAATTTAAATATATTGAATAAATACGTTCTGCTATAGGAATTGACAACAATTCTTGTAATAATTCATTATACTCTTTTTTTGTATCAACAAACCCTTGAAGCATTTGGTATATATATTATTTATAATGAATATTGCTTTATATGTATATCTTCAAATCATTGTTGCAATAATCGGATTAATGTTTATTCTTAAATCATTCGTTTGTGAAGGCGACATGATATTACCATCCAGTCTATTCGTATAAGCATTTTGTTTTTCTATCTTGGGGACAAAACAACCATCTATATTCGGAGGTTGTTGGTATATATAATTGATATTTCCCGATTCTCTCTGCGAATAACTGTCGCTTACGAGTTTATTTGTTTCAATATGTATATCTTCCTTGTCAACTGGTATATTTCTACCGGATGGATTGGGTGTATGTCCAGCAGCAATCAATTGTTCTTCTCTTGTAGGGTCAAATTCCATGTTTTCCTCTGCTTCTCTACTTACCTGACGATGTTCACCTATAGCTTTTGCAATTCCATATTCCTCATTATCTACGGTGAATTGTTTGTGTGTATTTTTGACTTCTACATCAGAAGTTGCATATCCTCCCAACATGCTATTTATTAAGCCACCAATAAAACCCAATTCATTATTTCCTTTAATAGTTGTTTCTTTGACGGTTCTCTTAACCACTATTGGATTGTATACACAAACCTTATATGTTTTGGTGCCAATATTTCGCATCGTATCTTCATAAGGAAGTGTTTCTTTAATTGTAGTCTTAGCTATATCGTCATTCTTCATATATTGTGATTTTGTTGTTTTTATATTCAAAATATCACCATCATGAACAAGAGTTTCTTTCACAGTAGTCTTTGCTACATCATGCAAAGCACTATATGTACCATCTGGTCCCGTTAGATTAACATTTTCACTATCGTGAACAGTTGTTTCTTTTACTGTTGTCTTCATAATATCGTCATGAACCGCCATTTTATTAGGAATCTGAGCTGCAGTGTTTCCACCGTCAGGTCTTGGAGCATCCGTCAAGTATTCTTTTGTAGAAATTTTCAAAGCATCAAGGATAGGACTAATCATTGCTTTTATAATACTCGTTGTATTTGACACAACTGTCCTTGTCTGTGTTTCTTTTCGTTCATTATCATATATAATAATGTTTTTAAGACCGTGATCGTCACTATAAGCTGGTCCAGGAACATTTTCTGATTTAGCCCCACCAGCATATTCTACATGTGTTTTTTCCTTATAAACCTTTTTCAAGGCTATTTCTGAACGAGCTGTATCTTTTGAAACATTGGCACCTGTTTTGAACCAGTTTTCTTCACCTTGTTCGTATGTGGTTTCGGGTTTGTTTTTTTGCAGAGGATTGAAAATACCTCTTTGTTCAGTAGCTGTAGCAGGTGCTGTATAATCTATATCGAAATATGAAGTTCTTTGATTTGATCTTGCTCTCATATCATCCAATGATTTTGGTCTCGTATAATCATTCGTATTATTTTGTTGAAATCCACCACTACCAGCACTGGTATATCCTTTATTCAAACCTGGTCCAACGCGTATTTGTTCAAACGGGGTGATATTGTTTTGAATATCGGTTATATTCATTCGTTGTCTCTGAAAATTCACACTCGATAATGCACCATTTATGTTTGTTAACCCTATTGATGGTTTATTGAAACTTTCAACCTCTTTTTTTTTTAAGTACATACTGTCATTACCAGTATATTTATCAAGTTGTTGTGTAAATCTTTCTGTATTTTGTGTAACATTTCCTTTGATAAACGGTACCATATTATTATGTTTAAATGTTTTTACATCTATTGACTCTCCAGAAAGTTGAGAAACTTTCGAATTTTTTTCTTTATTTACTTCACGTGGATTAAACATTGAAGAATTAGCTGGTAATGGAACTACACCAGATTTGAGCGGAGTTTTTGATTTTGAATACAATTCTACACTTTTTTCAAATACATCATTTGATACAGTTTCTAAATAATTTGATTGATATGCATTTTTCATTGATGGTTTATCACCAGGGTACAAATCCATCCTTGATTTCCTCTATTGTTTACCAGAAAAAAAATAGTCAAAAATAATCATGATTAACTTAATTTACAAAGAATATTTGAAAGAATACTATGCGCCTGTTCAGAATATTGTGCATATTCTATATATGAAACAATGTCATAACAATAAAACTCTTCGCAAATTTTACTTATATGTTTGTACATATTAATATAATGAATTTGTAAAATATTACATTTCATAACAACAGCATTTGTTAGACCATTTATCTTCACAATATGATTAGTTTTTATGTGATAAAGATGATTATACAAACTGTATTTTATATTAGAAAATTTAGAAGAATCACAATATACATCATCAATACAAAATCTTTCTAAATGAATTTTATGCTTTACAAGAAGTTCGTGCAAAAATAATACGATTTGTTTTACTATTATTTTATCTTTTGTTTGTATTTTTTTGTAAAATGGAATTATTAATACTGCAAAATCACCATCATCTTTATTTTCATTTTCAATTTGATAATCTATAATGTCTGAGTTGAAATATTTTAAAATATTTCCTTCGTATTCAAAGTAACATAATGGTTTTATAATATTTTTATGTCGAATTTTACAAGATATACTATATTCATTTTTTAAACATGTATCGTTCCAAGAAGACAATTTAACAATACTTCCGTTATGTTGGTCAAATACAGTCAAATTTTTGTTATACATGAAAAATCTTAGGTCTTCATTATCCAACATTTCGCGCCATTTTTGATTATCAATATATATATGAAATTTTTGCAGTCTTTTATCGGAACTTGGCAAAACTTGAATATTTGTCATATTATATACTAATCAATGTACTCTTAAATTACTTACATTTTACATTATAATTTAAACTTCCTATGGGAAATCCTGGTGAATACAAATGTTGAGGAGTACCCTTTTGCCATTTTGAAAGTTCATCTACATTATTTATAGCCAAAGAATTATTGCTAGGAAAGAACGCATTTTGGTCTTCTGGACAATCAATAATAGGAACATGATTATCTTTTGCAACCATTCTATAATTTACTGGAATTCTATCAAATTCTTCAATAGCTTTATCTTGAGGGTCATAACATAACCATTCCCATCTATTCCAACCCGTTCCTTTCAAGGTACTTGCAGGGTTAGACATTCGGGTATCTTCTCTAGGTGCCATACACGAACGAGCATCTATAGAAGCACTAACATAACACCCGGCATTAGATTGATATTTTCCAGGAGTATATTCATTATTATTACATTTGCTCAATTTGTAATTCATACCTAATAATTCACTAGAGTCATCTACTGCACTTTTCATAGTGCATGTATTTGGTCCATATGTTTGAAATCTCAAAGAAGGATCATCGGGAAGACTTCTACATGGAGAACAGTCATTGTATGGTGTATTTAGGGTATATAGACCCGGTCCGATTGTACGTTTTAATTTTTCTGTATAACTACAACTATCTTGACTCAATCGTGTATCGTTTGGTTGATTGTTCATAGATTCTTCTATTAAAATAACACATATTTTTATATTATCAACATTTTTCAAAGTTCATCTTGGGAGGAAGAGGGACGCTCCGATACATGATTGATTGGCACGCAGGAAGATGAAGCATAGTTGTGTCAATAGGTAATGTTTTATCGTTTTTGATAATTCCATCTCCTGTTGGAATATACAAATTGTCGCAACATTTTGAAATGTATCTGGTTTGTCCTCGTAATTCGCTATCAAGGTCAACAAGATTTCCTTTTATATGAGAAACAGATGTTCCACCAACAAATCCCAATTGATGCATACATTTATTTCCATTTTCAAAGTTCAAAGGTGATAAAATATACCCAAGTGTACTAACATTGTTTTGTAGATTTTGTTTATATGAACAAGTATCGTATTTAGATCTATTGAAGCTCATTATCTAATATTAAGTCATATTTTTATTGCATTTATTGAATTTGACCTTGTTGACGTAAGATCTGGTATCTTCACCCCCTCGAGTCCAATTACCTACTATATTATTAGGGTCCTGGACATCTTTGATACAATCAAGCATTGGTATCGGATTATTAATTGTTTGTTCCATGATATGTCTATTACATATTGCAGTTCTCGAATCAGAACCAGATAATACATCTAATTCGTTATTAATATCACATGTTTTTCCTGTAAGTTTGGGACCATTTACAAACATTCGAGGCATAAGTTGTACAGGACACCTGTCTCGAGTCATACCATCCTTGTTATTTCTCAATGCAGAATATGTATCAACAAGATAATCATCTGCTAATCCATAACCAGGGCGCCCATGTAAATTTACATGGTCTAATAACATTACTGGGAGACTTCCATATTCAGTATCGTGTCTTGCGGTATCGTTATTATAAAGAGAGTATTTCTCCAGTTGATTGTTATTTTTATCTTTGGCATTCATCCAACAAGCATCAGAGTTTAAGTGAACATTTGTATTGTATAAATTATCCATTACCTATCTTATTTTAATAAATAAAAAATAAAAAATAATTATATTCGTAAATCTTTGTAAATATTTTGAAAACATTGGATTTCGTTGTTTTCTTTACAAGACTTTCCTCTATTGTATAACCAATTCGCAAAGACAGATTGATCATTCGGTATTCTACTACCGGGAACAGTATAAAATTGGCGTTTTCCTGTATCTCTATCATATATATCATCTGTATTTTTGAACATATTTTCGTCATATAATTTATTTATCTTTTTTTGTGTTTCCGATGAATATGATGGACATGTTGCTTCTATTTTGTGATATTCGGTATTTACTTCAGTTAAGTTAGGATTCATAAAAGGATTGTTTTTAGTCGGTCTTCTACATACAACATTGTCAATTATATCAATTTTATTTGCAACAAGAAAATCTTCTTTATCTTTGTTATTTTTTTCAACATAGTTATTGATTAAAATGATCAAAAATATTGAGATAAGTGTAAAAGCAACAACTCTTGTGTCTTGTAATACAAAAGACAAAACTATTCCGATAAAAATGACAAATCGAGTTAAAGTATTCAATTTTTCACCCATTGACATTTCATCTATTGGAATTAAATCTGGTTTTAGCAATAACGAGATGTCATGTATCCAAAACATTTTGTATTGTTCTTCTATCTATTTTACAGCTTTTTTATTCGCTACTTCCTATATCTTTATCTGTTTGTGATTTTTGTCTCAATTTTTTCTTCATTTTTTTTATTTGTGCTAGTTTCTTCAACGCATTTTCATTAACTGCCGTTCTTGGTACTCCTTTTCCTTTGCCGGATTTTTGGGGTTTATTGGCCCGATTCGTCATTCCTTCAAAAAGTTCTGCCATATTGCCAAGATTGCCCATCTCATTTTTCCCATCACCCATTTTTCCCATCATAGATGCCATCATACTCATCATAGCAGACATGTCGGGTTCTTTTGACTTTGTTCGTCCTGACCCACCACTTTCACCATTTCCTCCTCCAAACATACCAGGCATGATAGATGCAAACTTCATAGCATCTTGAACGAGATTTTCTTGTTTTAATTCACCGTTTGAAATTTTACTTGCCATCTTTTGACTAACACTTGAGATAATATTCGCAAAACCACTGTCGGGATCACCAATTGCCTTTAAGACATCTCCATTTTCACCCATTGATTTTTGAAGTTTTGAAACATCAACGTCTTCAAGAATTTCCTTTGCCAATTTACCAATTGTGGTATCTTCTATAAATTTCATATCAATACCAGATGCATCCTTAATTTTTTCATTACGCATTTTTTGTAAATTTTCCAATATCTTTTTGATGTCCTCGTCTTCCAATTCTGATATTAAATCTGATTCATCTGTGATGTTGCTAGATTGTAAAATTTTCACTATCTTTGTAGATGTTTCTTCTGATATATTTTGTTTGAAAATATAAAATACTGATATAAAATGTGTACATAAATACTTGTCGTCAAATACAGTTCCAATTGATTCTATTGAAATGTCTTTATAGAGACATATATCTTGATTATCTTCAATCCATTTGACGCTATTTTCTAAATATTTTTTCCACGATTCGTCTGATATCACCGAATTTATGTACGAAATATATTCATCTGAATTTTTGTCAAAAGTTATATAATTTTCTTTTATTGACTTTAATACTTGTTTTGAAATTTTACAGTCATCTTTCTTTGCCTTCGAAGTTTCTTTCAATCGTTTTAACAAATCAATATAGTATTGATTGAATATAAATACGGAAGTCATATAATCAAATTATTATATATTCTCTTTATATCTTTTTATGTAATATCTTTCGCTCTTTGTTTCATAATTTCTTCCATAGATGGTAAATTCTTTTTTCTTCCATCTGTTTCTTGTTGTCTTTGTGAATTCTGTTGCACTGGTTGTGTAATCTTTTTTTCTGATTCAATATCTTCGATAGCCTCCCAATTATATGTCTTATCTGATAAAGTATTATTTTCTTCATTAATAGACGAAAAATATTCAGATGAAATTGTCCCTAATGTAAAAGCCAATGGTTCATCTTCTGTATTGGAACAGCTTTCCAAACTTGCATTTTGTAAATTGTTTCCAATATCCTCCCCTTTTACATCTCTTGTATTTTGTACAGAAAACAATACACCTCGATTTGGTAATAACAGATAATCAAAAACAGCTTTACCAAACAAGTATTCTTTTTTATCTATTAACAACAACGACGGAACAGATTGAATTTTGGGATCGATTGGTTTTTGAAGAGTGCGTAAAAGGTCTATTGAAACCTTCTTCACTATATTTTGTTTGTCGTGTCTTTTAATTGTTTCCAATAAAACATTACAATGTTTACAATATTCACTGTAAAAAAGAATCATATATACATGAAATAAAAATAATTCTTATATCATGTATGTAGAATGAACTCGAAAACATCAAGCTCTCGTACACCAAAGAGTATAAAACAAAGTAGTAAAATGTCGATGAACAACAAATCCAATTATTTTAAAAACTATATGAACCAATATAATGAACTTAAAGACCAAAAAGGTTTTAGGAAAAATCTTCCAAATGAACACCTTCTCTTTAATAAAAAAATAAATGTTTTATTGGATATTGTCGAACCATCAGAATATCATCATTTGTTACAAATTGATAAAATAATACAATATGCAACATTATCTATTGAAAATTATGAAAAAATCATATTAAAAAATATATCAGAAACATATGAACAAAACATAGCAAAATTCAATGCTATATTGAAAAATGCAAACTATTTTTTTGAATATGAATTCAGTACAGACGAACAACAAATCGATAACGAACACAGTATACAAAATGATAAAGAGTTTAGTAAACATATGCTAAAGTATATTTTAAATTTAGAATCTTTTATTAACAATATATATGAATCATCTCAAAATTACAAGAATATATCTGAATTAAAAAAATCTGTTGAATTATTCAAGCCTTTAGTAGAAGATGTAACTGATTTTTGTGATATTAATTCAAGTGTGTACATAAAAACATTATCATATACAATAGATCCCTTTGAAAAGTATTTTGATACTAAAAATAAAGATTTGAATTTTTTCGACATTGTTCACAAATCTCCAGAAAAAGCACCTCCAAATTTGAAAAAAAACCGCGAACAATTGATAAAAGAATATATACAAGAAAATAAAAACGATACCAGCAAATGTGATGAAAACGCTTCAATTTCATTGGATAACTTTAAAAATAAGGATTATCCGTTATCAAAATTACAATTAATAACAAAACTCAACAATAAATCTAGAAATCCAGATTGTTATTATGCACCTGTATTATACAAAACGCTGAAAACAACTTATAAACCAGAACAAACAAACTTTATCAATCCGTACACACGAACTCCTATATTACAAAGCGATATAGAAGACCTCATGAAAATAATGCGCTTTATCAGTCCTGGTATACCAGATATTCAAAATAGCAACGATGATAAATATATAATAGAATACGATACACTTCTTAAAGTCGTTGTATTTCAAGAAAATATTAAAGATTTGTATGGAAACAATTCAAGATTATACAATTGTATATATTTGTGTAGAAAATTTAACATGGACATTATTAAAATATTCGAAATTTGTAGAATACCTTACGTTAATCAATACCAACCATTAATAGACAAAATAAACCAAATAATACTAAATCTATTTGACAAAAAGAGATTGTTGTATTTTTACACACGTCCTTTTTTCAAGAATATTGTGAATACAGAATATAGCCATATTTTGGAATTCGAATGGAATAATTTATATTCAATAAAATGGAAATCTAGTATATTTTACAGAAAAAATAATGATATTAATCGAGACATTGAAAAACAGTTTAATATTATAATTAAAGAACTATCTTCTTAAACTTTTTTATAATACATATATATAGAAATGGAAAAAAAATGCAAAGATAACGAGTTCTACAATAAGAAAACAGGAAGATGTATTTCGAAAACAGGTACAACATACAAAAAACTTATGAAAGAACTCGTGTCTCAAAAGGTTGCCATTGAAAATGAAGACCCAAATTGTCCTGAAAATAAAGCATATAATCGCAAGTCAAAAAGGTGTATTACAATTGGGACTGCCTTATATAAAAAAGCTTTGAAAGAAGGTTGGGTAAAACCACCTTCAGCTGTACCGTTATTAGTTTCGAAACGAAATTGTAAAAATACTCATACATTCGTTATGTTTGACGATATTCAACAAATTCCTAAAACAGATTTCTTACAATTGTCAAACGGGTTTTGTTTTTCAGCAGAGGAATTAATCTCATATATTAATGATAGCAATTTTGCAAATAAAAACCCACATGACAAAAATATCGAACTATTTACTGATAAAGAAATTGAAAAAATTGAACACAAAGAACTCAAGAAAGCTTTACAAACTTATTTCTCAACGAAAAAATCTGAATATAATAATGTTATACAAGTATTACATAAGCATTCTCGCTTGTTGCATGTTATTGCAAGAACAGGGCGCATTTGCTATTTCAATCAATTATCTAGCCATGAAAAAACAACATCTGCTCCATTTGAAAGGTCTATTGATGCAATCAACACATTGATGACTGAAATATACAAACTAAGTGAAGATGAAAGAGAGGTTTTTTTAAAATTGTATGATTTATCTCCTAACAATTCACTGATAAATGTCATAGATAATGCTAATAAAGGAAATTCTTGTATTCACGGTGTTGGCATTAATCTTATTAAAGTTTTCATTAAATACTTCTTTCTTATAGAACAAAAACATAAAATAAATTACGATTTTTTATTTACAGGACTGTATTTTATTCAAGTTTTACGAAATAACAGTGTCCAATTAGTCAGTGCGGATAATTGGTTCAGTCCAGATCCATCAAAACCGTATTTCAATGCTTTTTTCAAAAATGTAAAGTGGAACTTTAAATCAAGCTTAATTATGAATATGAATGATATCAAGAAAAAAGGAAAATCAGAAATGTACGAAGATGTTTGTATCAATGAAAGCTATTTGGCAACAATAGAATCAAGTGATAATTGGAAAGATATACCAGAATGGAGAAAGATTAAACATGAAGACAACTCATGTTTTGACTTGTTCTTCATTATAAAGACAATAACATCGAATTTGAATGAATCAAAAAATAACAATCCTTATCCACAGTTCCCAAATAATCCCTTTACACGCAAAAATCTTTTACATCAAGAAATTCTAAATATCAAGAGACAAATTGATGATAACTATATTACTGTTTCTCCATCTCTTCAAGTCTTTCTAAATACTCCATCTTTATGGGAAAAAGATCAAAATTGGGAATCAAATCTTCTTAGAAAATTTGAAAGAACATTGAGATTCAAAAGATTAAACACAATTACAGATGTTTCAGATGTTAATATTTCTGGTTTCTGGGTTCTTAAAAATACTCCAGTATCAAAAAACGAATCAATGATTTTGCGTTATTTGAACAATTTTGACACAACTGTGTTGCCAATTCTCAAACGTAGTAAGAAAGATTCTGTTTCAATTGATATGTATTACAAAATCAATCAATTTTCAAGTTTTAATAAATCTTTTGTTGAAATTAAAGAATAAATACAAATTATGTTCAACCAAAAATAGTACATCACAGAAGAAATATTAGAAAAAGAAAATAAATTTATAAATTTTGTAAAATAGTACTGTGATGTACTATTTTTTAATTGTCTTCTATTTATAGATTATAATGAATATTTCCTCAATCAAAGCATTTCTTTTCAAGACATATATTTATGGGGCTACATTTTTAACTATTTTATTTATTATTCTTAAATGTCATTTCAAAATAACAATCTTTGATAAGTTTTTATATATACCAAAAGAGTCCCAAGAAACAAATAATTTGATGTATTTCATTTTATTTCACGTTGTTTTCTATTTCATTCTCGGGATGATTTTTAAACATGATGATTTATGGATACAAATCTTACAGACAATCTTTGTAGAATTTGCATTATTATATGGTGAAAAATGTACAATACAAAATGCAAATTATCAAAGTGCCATTGTCAGTATTTTTGTAGGTATGATAAGTTATATTTTAGGAGGATGGTTTATAACAATATTATTTACATGATTTGTATATATCTATCTATGTATAAAATTTGTTTTTGTGTGTTTTACTTATTTCCCGTATTTCTACTATTTGCAATTACACTATCGTATCTATGTCTTCGTCTTCTTCCGTGTATTCGTCTTCATCTTCATCTTCATCTTCGCTTTCTTGATCTGAAGAAGAACGATAAAAAAGTTATTTCGTTTTCATATTTTGGATATATGCATCATATATCTGACATTAGACAAACTTACTTTCGTTCGATACCATATCAAAAGTCTGCATGATATGATTTATAGCTTTCTTTATGTCAGACACCTCCCTTGAAAGCTTGGAAAGTGAAGATATGATCTTTTCATAGTTAATAATGACACGCGAAGGTACAACGGCATTTCGCTTTTGTTTGGGAATATTTGTTTCGCTCTTGAACTGTGGCCTTCTTGTTGGGTTCTTATCTGCGACCATGAGAGTGTTCTTCTGAGACACGACGTTGTTAGGTGGCCTTCCTCTCGGTTTCTTCTTGACGACCACATAATTCTTCTTCTGCACAATGACCTTCTTAGGTGGTCTCCCTCTTGGTTTCTTCTCCACAACCTGTGTGATCTGTTTATTCCCATTGTTAACAGGAGAACCCTTGCTTGAACATCCGTGGATGTCAGGATTGTAATTCCTTGGATACACCCCTTTCCCCCTCTTTTTTTCAACCATTACTTCCATGTCATTGTTGCTTGGAGATATTTTTCTCTTTTTCTTATCGTCATTGTTGCCATCAGCGTCGCCTTCGTTGTTGCCATCAGTGTCGCCTTCGTTCTTGTCATCAGCGTCGCCTTCGTTGTTGCCATCAGCATCGCCTTCGTTGTTGTCATCATCGTCGCCTTCGTTCTTGCCATCAGTGTCGCCTTCGTTCTTGTCATCAGCATCGCCTTCGTTCTTGTCATCAGCGTCGCCTTCGTTCTTGCCATCAGTGTCGCCTTCGTTGTTGCCATCAGTGTCG